CAGCTGGCACTCAGAGACTGAGTCCGCAAATATTCAGCACTACACGTATGACCCGCGCCACCCCAAACAGTTTTACGTTTACCCCCCTGCTACAAGTACGGCCGAGCTAGAAGTTATTTACGCGGATGCTCCGGGTTCTCACACGCTGTCTGAGTCAGATTTAGACCCCGATGGTAACAACACTGAAGTTATTAAACTGGATGATATATACCTAAGCCCGATCACTGATTGGATTTTGTATCGAGCATATTCCAAAGACGCAGAGTACGGCGCAAACGAACAACGCGCTGCTTCGTCTTTCCAAACCTTTAACGCTGCTATTGGCACGAAGACGCAGGTTGACGCTGCGCTAACGCCCAATCCAGCAAGTACGGTGACGTAGCATGGCAAAAACGTGGGACAACTTTTTTCCTTACGTGCAGCCCCATGTTCCGGGTTGCCCGGAAATTGTTATACAAACGCACTTGCAGGAAGCAGCAGCTGAATACATTGCGCGTAGCGAACTGTGGCGGTTTGACATTGAGTCGGATTTTACCAGTAAGAACACGTCAGACTATGAGATCGACGTCCCTACCGGCGCGGTGCTTGAGAATGTCTTAGAGTTGTATGTTAACGGTTCACCCACTCGACGAGTTTCGGACCGGCACTTTAGTCTTTCAAACACACGCGATAATTCTACACCGTCGTACTTTACTATCTACCAAGATAACCAAATACGGTTTTTCCCCACACCCGACCGCAAGTACACGTTTGAAGGTGTAGGCGTTTTAAAGCCATCATTATCAGCCACTGGCGTCGAAGACTTTATTTTCGAAACGCATGGGCGCTCCATCGCATGTGGAGCTATCTGGAGGCTAACAATTATACCGGGCAAAGAGTGGTCTAACCCCGAAGTGGCGATGTACTACAAAACCGAGTTCTACAAGCACATGGACGCCGCGAAAGGGCGTGACACAAGACGCGTTAACTTGCGAATTGCCAGCGTGGGCTTTGATCGAGCGTCAGCTGGAGGGAGAAGATAATGGCGACCTCTTTTAAATACGTTCAAGGCGATACCGGCCCACAAATCAAAGTTACACTGACCGAGGAAGACACCGGAAACGCCGTAGACCTAACAGCTGCTACCGTCACGCTACACTTTAGAGCAGCGGGTGAAGATACTGTTCTGTTTTCACGCGGGTTTTATGTGAACCCAGATACAGCAGAGACAGGTATCGCTGTCCTTCAGTGGGAAACAAACGATTTGAACCAAGATGCGGGCGCTTATGAGGGTGAGATCGAAGTGGTTCGCAGTAGTGGCTTGCGCGAGACGCTGTTTGATAAACTGAAGTTTAAGATACGGGAAGACTTTGCATGAAGTTAAAGTCCGCAGTCTTTGTAAACAAGATAACAGCTACGTTCGCGCAGCTGAGGACTGTTTCTGTGAATGCGGTAACTTTTAACCGTATTGTTTCCGAAGCTGAAGTCGGTAACTTTGTCTATTTCGCTAAGTATTTTGACACTTATTACATCCGCGACGGCGCAAGACCTTCTGACCAACTGTTCTTTGAGTTTTTTAAAGAGTTTGCAGGCGCAGACAACGCTTCTGTTTCTGAAGTTCAGTTTATGGCGTTCGATAAAGGTGCGTCCGATACTGTTAGCATTGTAGACGCTGAGAAAATTCTTAAAGACTTTGAACGCCCGTTGTTTGAAGCCCCCGCTGCTTTAGACACGCCTGCTAAGCATGTAACAAAAGCTCCGTTCCTTGATGACGGTTTTGTTACCGACGACGATACGGTTCAGTTTAACAAGCAGCCAACTGATATTCCAGTTGCTACCGACCAGATAAATAAGTTTGACGTAGGCAAAGGTTTAGCTGACGGCTCTCTAGCCACTGAGGCGCACTCTTTGGGAGTAGGCAAGGCTCTTGCGGACACAGGTTCAGCGGCGGACGCCATCGACACTTTTGCTTTTGGTAAAGGGCTGTTTGAAGCCCCAGCGGCAGATGATACCGACTACGCGTTTGGCGTTGGAAAAGCCCTAGACGATACGGGTTATGTGCTTGAATCCCACGCGTTTAGTATCGCTAAGTCAAATGTCAGCGCTTACTTCGGAGAAGATTACGTTGCAGACGGTTACACTTACGGTAGCGATTTTGCTGCTGCGCTTGACTTCCCAAGTCTAGGACCGGGCAAAGTTGTAGCGGATGGCGCAGGCGTAGCGGAGAGCTTCTTCCGCCAAGTAGACTTCAGCCGTTCGTTCACTGACACCGTGGATGCAACAGATGACGTTGATGGCACCGCCTCTATCTTGGACGACCAAGAGATGCAGTTCGTTAAGTTTAACAACAACACTGCAAGTGCGGTTGATAGCTTCTACCGTCAGGTCGACTTTATTCGAGCGTTTACTGAAGCGCCAAGCGTATCCGATAACGACACAATAGACTTATCTAAACCTTTTGCAGACGCGTTTTCTGTATCTGAAAGTTTTGCAAGACAGGTTGCTTACAGCCGTTCTTTCACTGAAGCACCGTCTATTTCTGAAATATCTGTGGCGAATTTTGGTAAGAATATTACTGAAACGCCGACAGCAACAGACGTGTTCGAGCGTCAGGTCGACTTTGTTCGGGCGTTTACTGAAGCGCCCGGAGTTGGCGACAGCAAAAATGTGCTTACAAGTAAACATGTTTATGATATACCTGTAGCAAGTGAACTTCTGTCGAAGACGTTCAGTCGTTCTCGCTCGGATAGCGCCCTTATAGGAGACGCTAACACTGTTGCATTCGACAAGTTGTTACAGGATGTGGCCCCGATAGCCGACGCGGGGTCGTTGCGAAGTCAGGGGTACTCTGACTTCACTTACTTTGGGGAAGATTTTGTCGGGGCTTCCAGAACGTTCTAAAGGAGATCGTTATGATTAACGAAAACTTGAAGCTCTCCGGCCAGCTTAATATCGTCCTGAAGGACAAGGCCGGAAACATCAAAGACCAACGTGAGGTTAAAAACCTCGTGGTTAACGCTGGCCTTGCATACATTGCGTCTCGCATGACCGGAACTGCGAAGAGCGCCATGTCGCATATGGCGTTGGGTTCAGGTTCTACAGCCGCAGCCGCAGCTGACACTGACCTAGGTTCGATCTTGGGTTCTCGCGAAGCACTGGATTCAACCACAATTTCAGGAACGAACGACGAGAAAGTTGTGTACGTGTCTTCATTTGAAGCAGGCGACGCAACAGGCGCAGTTACCGAGGCAGGTATCTTTAATGCCGCGTCAGGTGGCGACATGTTGTGCCGCACTGTTTTCTCAGTCGTTAACAAAGCCGCAGACGATACGATGTCCGTTACTTGGACAATCACACTGTCTGCATCGTAAGTTTAGAGAGGGGCGTAGAAAATGGCTATCAAAACCCGCCAAACCACGGCAACGGGCGTTACCAATAATAATGCGCCCCTCACTAACGCTGAGCTTGATAACAACTTTGTAGAGCTACAGCAGAATAAGGTCGACGCCTCCGGCGACACGATGACCGGAAACTTGAGCTTCGGCGACAGCGACAAAGCCATCTTCGGCGATGATTCTGACCTACAGATTTACCATGGAGGGGGTAATAGTTTTATTGAGGATAAAGGAGCTGGCAACCTATATATAGACGGTTCATCATCTGTTGTAATAAGGGGCGAAACTGCCAACACAATATCTGCTGTCTTTAATGACAATGGGGCAGTAAACCTTAGATATGGTGGTGACATCAAACTCGCCACCAGCAGCACCGGGGTTGACGTCACAGGCGAAGTTAAAGCCGACAAGTTTACAAACGACGAAGCCCTGCCAGACGTTCGCCCCTCTTTGCTCTTAGACTTTGCCAACAGCAAGACCCTTGACCCACGGATTACGTTTACCCGTGGCTCCACTGCGACTTACTGGGATGGTAAGACGACGACTAAGGCTGAAGAGAATTTGGTTCTAGGCTCTGATGATCTTGGGGTGAACAATGGCGGTTGGTCTGCAAGTAATTTGACTAGAACTGCGGCATCAATAGCTGCACCAGACGGCACTACTACCGCCGCTGAACTGAATGTAGATACCACCTCCAACACGTTTCATTTCATAGGTTCTACGGGGTCAGGTCAGCCTACTACAGTAGGGACGGTTACGTTTTCTGTTTTTTGCAAAGCAAATGATGTTGGCTATGCGTATATGTGTGTAAGAACAGATGGAGGGTCAAATAGACGGGCAGTAGCTTATGATCTATCGGGTAGCGGTGCTATAGCAGACATATTTGACCAAGGCTCTCCTATTGGTGGTGCGCAGACAATAACATCTGTTGGTAATGGCTGGTATCGTTGTACCTTAACTTTAACGAATACAAGCGGCACTGTACTTCCCTTTGTTGGCCCACATAATGACGATAGTTTAGCCGATATTAACGGCTCTTACGGTGGTGTTGTGGGTGAAGGTATATACGCTTGGGGCGCACAGTTAGAATATCGGAATAGTGCCACAGCCTACACAGCGACAACCTCTAGCCCCATCGCGAAGTACCAGCCAGTGCTGCAAACAGCGGCATCAGGTGAGGCACGGTTTGACCACGATCCTGTTACAGGTGAAAGCAAGGGCTTGCTGATTGAGGAGGCTAGGACGAACACTATCAACGAGTCTGAAAATGCGCCGTTTCAGTTCAGCAATATTTATAGTCAGCCGTTTTTAGAAAATACAGCTATTGCTCCAGACGGAACGCAAACAGCAGATGCTGTTTACGGGGCAAGAATTGATACTTCAAGTCGTCTTGAAAGAGGTTTCAACTACGCCAGTGGAACGAAACTTACGCTGTCTTTTTTCCAAAAAACGATGAGTGGAAGTCATAACAGTAATGGTTCACCTGTTTGGGCATTTCAAAACAGTTTGGGTATAACCGCTGATACCGTAGTTACCGAACCTGTCGGCAACGGCTGGTATCGTATGCACTATGTTATGACGACTACCGCAGCTTCGCAAACACTACGTCTATATTACTCTTCAGCCGTAGCCCAAGAGGATGTTGTAGCTGTTTGGGGATACCAGCTAGAAGTCGGCGCATTCCCAACGTCATACATCCCCACCTCTGGGTCTACTGTGACTAGGAGTACGGATAGTGCTTTTATACAAGGCATATCAGACTGGTATTCTCATACAGTAGGCTCCACTGTTTACTTTGAGGCTAACAACTTACATGACTATCCTACTGGAAATAACTTTAGAACCCTTGAGTTTTTTACATCAACAACATCTAGCACGGGGATTGTCTCAGTTCTGAATAACGTAGGAACAGATTACATTGAGGCAGGGGCTAACTATGGAACTGTTTGGACACTAGGGTTAATGCAGCGCACAAAACCTGCACAAAATACTGATTATAAAGGTGCATTTGCTTGGAGCAGCACAGAGGGAGCTTTTGTAGTAGGCGATCAAGCGGTAGCCACCGATACTGGATACCTACTAGACCCACCAACTTATCTAGGTATTGGACGTAACTACAACAATTCTTCCCCTATAAACGGAACCATCAAGAAACTGTCCTACTACCCAAAACGCCTACCCAACGCCACCCTACAAGCAATGACGGAGGAATAAGACATGGCTACCTATTACCTCAAAGCCACTGACGAACAAGCCCTCTGGACTGCACTAGAAGCGGCTAATCTGGCGGTTAAGGACTACGATCCAGAAGATGAAGCCAACCAGCGCCCTGACGACTTAGACCCCGAAACAGAATGGTCGCCTAGCGGCGCTTACGAATGGCGATCACTGGAGCCTATGCTTGACATCATCGGAACGATTTACGCTCAAACAGGCAACATGCTTACGGATGACGATGGCAACGAGTACCCAGAAACAGAAGCCATGGACGGCTATCATGCAAACCTTAGAGCGGGATTAAACGCTGAACAAAAAGCTGCGCTGCCTATTATGACGAAAACACCTAAGAACCCCGTTCGCAAGTGGGCTGGAGATGAATAATGGCTAAACTTATCGGAACCGCACCCAATCAAGTCCCAACGAACGCAGACTTAGGAAGCCTTGCCTACATGGACAAGGATAATTTTAATGCGAACATATCAGAACTGAATCTCTCAGAACTCACGCTTAACGCCCTAGCAGCCACCATCACCGACACAGCCGTTGACGTATTCGTGTACGACACCAGCAAGGACAGTGATGGTGGTGCATGGCGCAAACGCACACAGCACACTAGCTGGTATAACGAGACGCTGAACACTGCCACCCGTGGTAGCCGTAAGGAGTTCCCTGCGGTTGCTGTGATTGTGGCTGAAGACGATAGTGTTACGATCTACGATGG